GCTCGACCGGGAATGGAAGGTGTGACCATGAGTTTCGGAAAAATGAATGGCTTTGCCGACATCATTATCACAAAAAAAGTCAAGGACAGCGAGGGCTTCACTGCTACGGTGGATGAAGTCCTCGCTTCTGTCCGTGTTTACAGAGAGGGACGGCACGGAAGTCAGCGGTGGGCAAACCTCGCCGCTTTCTCCGAAGCCACGGATCTGTTCCGCTTCCGGCGCATCCCCGGTCTGGGCATCACTACCGACCACATCATCGTTACGGATGGTGAGCGGTTCGAGGTGACCTCGGTCGAGGATGTGAAGGGACGCGGTATGTACACGGAAGTCCTCGCCAAAAAGGTGGTGGCTACCGTTGGCAAAGGTTGATATCAAAATGCCGGATGAATTTCTGGAAAGGATGTCCCGTCTGGGAAAGGACTTTGATTCCGTTGCCGAAAGCGTTCTGGAAGCAGGTGGCGAAGTTGTCCTTCAGAAGGTGCAGAGCAGCCTTTCCGCCGTGGTGGGTTCCGGCACAAAATACGAATCCCGCTCCACGGGTGAATTGGAATCAGCATTGGGTCTGACCCCTGCCAAAATCGACAAGAATGGCAATCACAATGTCAAGGTTGGCTTTGCCGAACCTCGCGGTGATGGCGGTAGTAACGCAAAACTTGCAAACATCCTGGAATACGGCAAGCACGGTCAGCCTGCAAAGCCCTTTCTGAAGCCTGCGAAATCCGCATCACGGTCTGCTTGCAAGACTGCGATGCAGCAGAAATTTGAAGAGGAGGTCAGAAAATTATGAGTGTACTGGCAGATATCCAGACGGCGCTTTCTGCTCTGGATATTCCCATTGAAACTGGTGTGTTCACCGATACCGCCCCTGCGAAATACATCGTGGTGGTTCCAATCGCTGACACTTTCGACCTCCATGCAGATAACGCTCCCGGCATTGATGTGCAGGAGGCTCGACTATCTCTTTATGTCCAGGGCAACTACATGGCAGATAAAAATGCCATTGTAAAAACGCTTCTGGGCGCTGATTTTACCATAACCGACCGCAGATACATCGGTTATGAAACCGAAACAGGCTATCACCACTATGCGGTGGATGTAGCCAAACACTATGAAATGGAGGAATAAATCATGGCTACTATCGGTCTTGATAAACTGTATTACGCCAAAATCACCGAGGACGAGAATGGCAACGAAACCTATGCGACCCCGGTGCAACTGGCAAAGGCAATGAATGCCGATCTCTCCGTGGAACTGGCCGAGGCTACGCTCTACGCAGATGATGGTGCGGCAGAAATCGTAAAGGAGTTCAAAAACGGCACTCTGTCTTTGGGCGTTGACGATGTCGGCGCTGCTGTTGCTTCCGATCTGACCGGCGCGACCATTGATGCGAATGGCGTTGTGGTCTCTACCAGTGAGGACGGCGGCGATCCTGTGGCTGTAGGCTTCCGTGCAAAGAAGTCCAACGGCAAGTACAAGTATTACTGGCTGTACCGTGTAAAGTTCGGTATCCCCGCCACGAACCTTGCGACCAAGGGCGACAGCATCACCTTCAGCACTCCTACCATCGAGGGCACCATTCTCCGCCGCAATAAGGTGGATGGTAATGGTAAGCATCCCTGGAAGGCAGAGGTCACCGAGGGTGATTCTGCTGTAACCGCTGACACCATCACCAACTGGTATAAGGAAGTGTACGAGCCTTCTTATACCACCGCTGCGGCTGAATAAGGAGGACTGACCTATGACTATTGAACGCTCTGCAAATATCAACATCGGCGGCGATGAGTATACGCTGCTTCTGACAACCAAGGCTACCAAAGACATCGCCGGTCGTTACGGCGGTTTGGAGAACCTGGGCGATAAGCTGATGAAGTCCGAGAACTTCGAGATGGCCATTGGCGAGATCGTGTGGCTCATCACGCTTCTGGCAAACCAGTCCATTCTGGTTCACAACCTCAAGCATAAGGATGCCCCCAAGGAACTGCTCACCGAGGAGATGGTGGAATTGCTCACTACTCCCGTGGATCTGGCAACCTACAAGGTGGCTATCACCGAGGCTCTGTATAAGGGCACCAAGCGAAATGTAGAAAGCGAGTCTGACCCAAAAAACGCGGCGGTCGAGTAAGTGACGAAGAGTTATTTACTCGACTTTTATATTACGGCATCGCCCACCTCCATCTGGCGCAGGATGAGGTGTGGCTGATGCCGTTTGGTTTACTCCTGGACCTTTGGGAGTGCCACAAGCAATATAACGGGCTTGCCAAGCCCAAGCGGGAACTGTTCATCGATGACATTATCCCGGACGGAATCTGACGAAGGAGGTGGTATAGATGGCAGATGATTTTGGCTTAAAAATCGGTCTTGAGGGCGAAAAGGAATTCAAGAAGGCTCTGTCGGAAATCAACCAGTCCTTCAAAGTCCTCGGCTCGGAAATGAAGGTCGTTCAGTCGCAGTTCGACAAAAACGACAATTCCGTGGAAGCCCTCACTGCCCGGAACCAGGTGCTGAACAAGGAAATCGAAGCCCAGAAGCAGAAAATCGAGACCTTGCGCCAGGCACTTGCCAATGCCTCCGAGTCTTTCGGTGAGAATGACCGCAGGACACAGCAATGGCAGATTCAGCTTAATAATGCCACCGCTGCGCTGAACGACATGGAGCGGGAACTCGACCGTAACAATGCGGCTCTGGATGATGCCGAGCATGAAATGGACGATGTTGCTGACAGCGCCGATGATCTGGAAGAGGAACTGGATGATGCCGGAGATGCCGCCGATGACTCCGAGGGGAAATTCTCCAAGTTGGGCGGCACTCTGAAAACGGTGGGCATTGCGATGGGCGCGGTGGTAACTGCTGCCGCAGCCGCCGCTGTGTCCCTGGGCAAAGCTGTGGTGGAAGCCTACGGTGAGTATGAACAGCTTGTCGGTGGTATCGACACCCTGTTCAAAGACTCCTCCGCATCCCTGCAGGAGTACGCCAATAACGCATATAAAACTGCGGGTATGTCGGCCAATGACTATATGTCCACGGTCACATCCTTCTCCGCATCGCTGATTTCCTCTCTGGGCGGTGATACGGAGGCGGCAGTCAAGTATGCGGACATGGCGATCACTGACATGGCGGATAACGCCAATAAGATGGGTACGGACATCGGACTCATCCAAAACGCATACCAGGGCTTTGCCAAGCAGAATTACACGATGCTTGATAACCTGAAACTCGGCTACGGCGGCACCAAGACCGAAATGGAACGGCTGCTTGCTGATGCACAGGCGATTTCCGGCATTGAGTACGATATCAGTTCCTACGCTGACGTAGTTGAAGCAATCCACGTCATTCAAGAGAGCATGGGTGTTGCCGGTGCTACCGCTGCGGAAGCGGAACACACCATTGAAGGCTCCATGAACGCCATGAAGGCGGCTATCGACAACCTTATCGTGGGCTTCGGTAATGCGGATGCTGACATTGAGCAGCTTTGCAACAATGTGGTGGATGCCTTCCAGGATGTGCTGACCAACATTACCCCGGTCATCGAGAATATCATCTCGGCTCTGCCAACGGCGCTGAATGCACTGCTTGCGACTGTGGGTGATCTGCTCCCGACCTTACTGGACACCGTAGTCGATCTGTTCTCCCAGGTACTAACCACGCTGCTGACGATGATACCACAACTGGTCCCGGCAGTCATTGAAGCGGTGATGACCATTGTGAACACGCTGATCGAGAACCTTCCGCTTCTGGTGGATGCCGCCGTTCAGATCATCGTTTCTCTGGTGGAGGGTATCGGCTCGGCACTTCCGCAGCTTATCCCCGCCGCAGTGCAGGCAATCATCACCATCGTGGAGGGGCTGATTTCCAATCTGCCTATGATCCTCGATGCCGCCCTGCAATTGATTATGGGACTGGCAGAGGGTTTGCTTGCCGCAATTCCTATGCTGATTGAAGCACTGCCTTCCATTATTACAGCGATTGTCGAGTTCATTCTCGGCGCAATTCCTCAAATCATCGAAGCGGGCATTCAGCTTCTGACCTCTTTGGTAGCAGCGCTGCCGGACATCATTGTTGCTGTGGTGGAAGCCATCCCGCAGATCATTGACGGTATCATCACCGCTGTTTTGGACAGCATTCCGCTTATCATCCAGGCGGGTATCGACCTGCTGATTTCTTTGGTGCAGGCACTGCCGGAGATTATCACCACCATTGTGGCGGCTATCCCGGAAATCATCGGTTCTGTGGTCAATGCCCTTATAAACAGCATTCCTCAGATCGTGCAGGCAGGTGTGGAACTGTTCATTTCCCTTATTGCTAATCTGCCGACCATCATCGTTGAAATCGTAAAGGCTGTACCGCAGATCCTTGCAGGTCTGGTCTCTGCCTTCGGTAAGGGCGTATCGCAACTTGCCGAGGTCGGCGGCAACCTTGTCCGTGGCTTGTGGCAGGGCATCCAGTCCCTGGCATCCTGGCTTTGGAACAAGGTGTCCGGGTGGATCTCCTCCATCTGGGATGGTATCTGCGACTTCTTCGGTATCGCATCCCCGTCTAAGGAAATGGGCTGGGTCGGTGAGATGTTGGTGGAAGGTCTGGCAGGGGCTATCAATGCCAATGGTAAAGATGCCGTTGCTGCCGCTGAAGGCATGAGTAGTGACATCAACGATGTGATGCACAGTCTGGCTGATGATATGACCACTGCGCTGCCGACCGACTTTACCGTCAATGGCACGGTCAACCGCAACGATACCGCTTCCGGCATCGGCGGCATGGGCTATGGCGCGCTCATTACCATTCAGCAGATGGTTGTCCGCAGCGAGGAGGATATCCGCAAGATTTCCCAGGAACTCTACAACCTTATTCAGAGTGGCTCCCGCGCACAGGGACACTTCACTACAGCATAAAGGAGGGCTTTGACCTATGGGTTTTACCTATAACGATATTACATCGGCCAGTATGGGCATCAAAGCCCGTCTGACCTCCTGGCAGGTGTGTGGTAAACTTCGCAACTTTACCACCACCGTGCCTGGAAAATACGGTGTTGCAGACTTCGGCGCTGACTTTGATTACAGAGAAATCACCGCCCATTGCAGCATCTATCCCAAGCACAGTTTTACGGCACTGGTTTCCGCTCTGGACAGCATTGCCGCCTGGCTTGACCCCACCCAGGGACTTCATCAGCTTGTGTTTGATGATGTTCCCGACAGGTATTTTATGGCACGGCTGAATGATGCGGTGGACTGTGAACGGCTCGTCCGCTCGGCAGGCAGCTTTGAACTGAAGTTTTTCTGCCCAGACCCGTTTGCCTATGCACTGACGGATGAGACTTTCTCCATTACCGAGGAAGGCACTCATACCGTGACCCGCGCCATCGGCAATATTGAGTCCTTGCCGGTCTACCGCATCAAAGGTGTACTGACTGCCGGGGCAAGCAATTATATCAGCATTACCACCAACGGCACAGAAATGAAGGTCATGAACGCCACTCTTTCCGAGGGAGAGACCCTTGTGGTGGACACCGACAGGATGACTGCCTATGTGGTGGATGAAAACGAAGAAACGCTCCGTAACGGTCTGCCATATTTGCAGGAACTGAACTTTCCGACGCTTGCGGTCGGTAATAACACAGTCACCGTGGAAGTAAGCAACGCCACGCTGACGGAACTTCAAATTGGGGCCAAGAGCAGATGGAGGTGACGGTATGTCTCTGAAAACAATTCTGAATAAACAGACGGATTTCACGGGTGAATTTCCGGCAGAGTATGCCGCCTCCGGCTTGTGGCGTTTTAATGAGTCTGCGCCGGATGAAGATACCTCACTGGTGGATGAATCCGGCTGCGGACGCAATTTTGCCATCATCAACTGGTCTGGCACTACCGCAAACCTCTCCAAAAGCCCAAAAGGTCGCCAGTTCCGATTCAATATCAACAACCCGACCTCTGAAAAGACCCACCTGCAGGTCACCAATGATGGCAGCATCTTTGCAAACCTCGGTGAACGCATCATTGTGGGCGGTTGGATGAACCCTACCACTTACTCGGTGGGTAATACTTTCTGTCCCATCTTCAACACCCGCTACGGTCCCGGACAGCCGATTTTCTATCTGTCCCTGTATTCCGGCAAGCCAAGAATCATGCTTTACAACTCCGCAGGTTCTCTGATCCTCGACCAGTCTATGACACCTTCTTTCAAACTGGTAAATGGCGGTTGGTATTTCATTGCCGGAGTGATCGAGCCGAACAACAAGAAATTCACCTATGTGGTAGGCGACCGTTCTTCCGGTGAGGTGTGGAAATCTGAAACACTAACCTTTACTGGGGAACTGAACCGCTCCTGCGTTGCCGATCTGGTTATCGGTATGCACGCCACTTCCTATTACTACGCAGGTGGCTTTGATGACTGGTTCCTGGACTGTGATTCTCCACTGACCGCAGATGATTTGGTGGACTTTTTCAAAGCAACCGTCCTCTGCAACGGTGCAGACAGTTCTTCCGATGTGGATGCCCTTGCCGATGCAAGCGGTGTCACGCTGAAAGCCACTGATGGCGTCTACCCGGAAAGCGGTGTAATTTATACGAAAGCTGCTGACTGCAATCTTTCCGGCACGGGTAAGGTGTCCGTCACCAGTGAGTACACAGCGGGAGTCACCGCCATTGCATCCGTGGAGACCTCCACCAGTGATGACCTCACTGATTGGAGCGACTGGATTGTGGTCGGCTCGGACGGAAAGCTGCAATCTCCCAACCGAAACTATATCCGCTTCAAGGTTACGCTCACCACTTCGGACACCACCAAAACTCCGAAACTGGTGGATATCCGGCTCTATGACATTCCCAAGGCACCCTATGAGAAGATCGGCTATGCCAGACCTGTGGTTCTGGACAGCAATGGCGCGTGGGAAGCGGTTCTGGAAAATGCCT